ATTTATAGTAAAAAATATTATTTATAATACTAAATAATTGAATTTTGTATTATTTAAACCTTTATTTACCAAATATACAATAATATGGAAAATAATGATATTGAATTTAATGTTGTTTCTTGGTATGAAACAGACGTTAATTTAGACGATGATAATGAAGTATCTCAACCAGGCAAGTTTAAAATATATTCAGATGAGTATGTCTTAAGGTTATTTGGTAGAACACTTGATGGTAAAAGTGTATGTGTTCGTCTTGATAATTTTACACCACATTTTTATGTAAAAATATTTGCAAGGTGGTCTGATCGAGATATTGATAAGTTTGTATTTAGTTTGAAAGGTATGAATAAAAAATTTTCTAATTCATTAGTTGGATATGAAGTAGTAACAAAGTATGATTTACATTTTGGTTTTTGTGGTAAAAAAAAGTTTAAGTTTGTTAAATTAGTGTTTAATTCGATGGTTGCAAGTAAAAGCTATGCGAGATTAATTAATTCTCAACCAATTAAACTTGATGGAATTGAATCCAAACCAATTAAATTAGAAACATATGAATCTAAAATTGATCCTTTTGTTAGATTAATTCATCTTAAAGAACTTGATTCTGGTGGTTGGATAGTTTTACCAGCTGGTAAATATGAAAAAAATAGATTAGATATAACTAGTACAGATATTAATGTTAGAATTTTATGGAATAATATTGAACCATATACAAAAGAAGTTAGAGGTTTAGCACCACTTGTAATTGCATCTTATGATATAGAAACAATTAGTATTGATGGTTCTTTTCCACAAGCTAAAAGAATTACTGATAAAATTGTTTCTATTTGTACAACTTTTACAAAATATGGTTCTGATGAAATTATTAAAAGTTCTGCAATTGGTTTAGGAAGTTCCACTAAAATTGCTAATGCCGATGAAATGGAAATGTATGAAACAGAACAAGAGGTTATACTTGCATGGAGAGATTTAATTGAAAGAGAAGATCCAGATATTATAACTGGATATAATATCTTTTTTTTCGATAATAGATATTTATATGATAGAGCATGTCATCCTAAAATAAACTGTCTCAAAAAATTTTCACAACTTTCTAGAATTAAATATCATGAATGTAAATATGAAGAGAAAAAATTATCTTCATCTGGTCTTGGTGATAATATAATGTATTTATTTAATATAATAGGTAGAGTACAAATAGATTTGATGAAAATGGTTCAGCAAGATTATAAATTAACATCATATAAATTAGATAAAGTTGCTGAAAATTTTATGAAACAAAAAGTATCTAAAATTACATTAGAATCATTTAATGATACTAATAAAATTTATAGTTATAAACTTAAAACAGATATAAGTAAAATAAAACCATCTAATTATGTTAAAATTGAAGAAGATGGTATTGTAGATGAAGAAAAAGTTCAAGTAATAGATGTATATTTAGAAACATCGGAAATTTTAATAAATATGGAAACAGAGTACTTTCTTGACACAGATCCTTATCATATTAATATTTGTCTAGTAAAAGATGATATGCCTATTCAAGAACTTTTTGATTCTTATCCCAAAGGTCCTAAAGAAAGATCCAAAATTCATCAGTATTGTATTCAAGATTGTGCTCTTGTATCTAAATTAATGCATAAATTAGATATAGTTACACAAAGAATGGCAATGGCTTCAGTGTCATATGTATCATTAGATTATATATTATTACGTGGTCAGGGTATAAAGGCATTAAGTTTATTTGGATATACTTGTGGTAAAGAAAATTATTTAATTAAAGATTTAAAACCACCAGAACAAGATCCTAATAATTTAAGTAAAGTCGGTTATGAAGGAGCAACTGTATTTACACCAATTAAAGGATTTTATACAAGACCAATTGCTGTTCTTGATTTTAATTCGTTGTATCCTAATTCTGAAAGAGAGATGGATATGAGTCCAGAAAATTTAGTTAGAGATCCACAATATGAGGGATTACCTGATTATCATTATAGAGAAGTAAATTATGCAATAAAAGAAAATGGGACTGAAATTGGAAAACAAAGATGTGTTTTTGCAACACCAAAAACAGCTTTAGATGAAAAAGGAAATCAAAAAACATATGGAATAGTTGGCACTATTTTAACTAAATTACTAACTGAAAGAAAGATTGCTAAAAAAAATATGGATAAAGAAAGTGATCCATTTAAAAAAAAAATATATGACGGTAAACAATTAGCTTTGAAAGTAACAGCTAACTCAATTTACGGACAGTTTGGTGCTCCTACTTCTCCTATTTTCTGTAAAGAAATTGCTGCATCAACTACTGCAGTTGGTAGATTGAGATTAGAACAAGCAAAACAATATGTTGAAGATGACATAACAAATATTTTATTAAATTTATATAATGCATGGGATAAAAATGATGAAATAAAAGTAGGTGAAATTTTAGATAAAGAGTTAGAAGATCGTAATAATACTGAATTTATTGAAACAATTTTAAAACCTACTATAATGGAGTTATATTCAAATCATATGACTTATCCAAAAGTTATTTATGGAGATACTGATTCAAATTTTAATGATTTTAGGATTACTCATAAAATAACTGGAGAAATGCCAACAGATAGATGGTGTAGAAAAATATGTATATGTTTAGGTTTAATTGCATCAAAACTTTTAAAAATACGATTACCATTTCCACAAAATATGGAATTTGAAAAAGTTTGTCATCCATTATCTTTAATGGAAAAGAAAAAGTATATTTATAATAAATATGACGATAATCCAGACAAATATAAACGTGTTATTATGGGTTATACATTAAAAAGAAGAGATAACGCTATTATTGTACATCGTGTTATTGGGAGAGCAGTTGAAATTGCAATGGATGATCAAGATCCACCAAAAGCAATAGCATTTTTAAAAACAGCTTTAAAGGATATATTAGATGGTAAATATCCAATTACAGATTTTATTACAACTAAAACTTTAAAAGCTAATTATAAAGGTACAAAAAAAACAACTGATGATAAAGGTAATGAAGGAGATGCAGGAACATGGTTTTGGGATGATGTTAATTGTTCAATTGCACATGTAAAGTTATGTCAAAGAATGAAAGAAAGAGATCCAGGAAATTGTCCTCAGATTAATGATAGAATTGCATTTGTAACTGTTGCACATGAAAATTCTAAAAAAATGTTACAAGCTGATAGAATTGAACATCCTGATTATATTATTGCAAATAATCTTAAAATTGATTATCTATTTTATATAACAAATCAAATAATGAATCCATGTGTTCAGTTTTTTGAGCTTTTAACAGATAAACTTGTTAATATTTTTAATAGCGTTATAGAAGTAGAAACATTAAGAAATGATAAAATGTTTGATAAAAAAGCTCGTGAAATTGGTTTTAAAAAATTAGAAAAATATGGAATTGTTCCAAATGAAAATAACTCAAATGAAGAAAATGATTGGGATCCTGATACCTTTTTCCAAAAATCTAAATCAAAATTAAATGTTGATGATATTTTGATAAATCATAAAATAGATCAAAATATTAATGAAAGAAGAAAAAAAATTGTTAAAAAAACAAAATCTATAAGTAAAAGAACAAATAAATATGTTAATATGATGGTAAGTGAAATAAATCAAAAATTAATGGATATGAATGATTTTATTTAATATTTTTATTTAATATTTATTAGATTTATTTTTATCTTTTTTATCTTTTTTAGCTTTAAAAACTGGTTCATCAAAACTTAATAAATTAATATTTCTTGATCCAATTGATGAATCTGATGACATAATATATACACTTTCTGATGATGATGATGCTGTTGAAAATCCTTTTACTCTCATTGGTATTGCAAGACCATATGAATTCTCTGATACTAATTTTTCTGATGAACTTGATGAACTTGATGAATCAGATGAACTTGATGAATCAGATGAAGTTGATGAATCAGATGAATCTGATGAATCATCATGTGTACCTGTTCTTTTAATTTGACTCATTGAAGAAGTAGAATCAGTTGATCTCTTTAATTTTGTGCGTTCAAGTTTTGAGTCTTTTTTTTCTTCATCTTCATCTTCATCAGAGTCATCAGAGTCAAATAAGTCATCAGAATCATCTTCATCATCAGAATCATCTGATTTTTTATCGGAATCATCACCACCCATTTGCATAATAATATTTAATAATTTATTAGAATCAAATTCAGATTCAGATAATTTTGAACCACCATTTTGACCATTTTGACTATGTTTTTCTAATGTTTGTCTAAAAACTTCAGATGTAATAAAAGGTGATGATTCTGAATAATTTGATGCATTACCACCAGTTAATGGAACTATTTTAACATCTATTTCTGAATCACTAAAATTTCCTCCCATTAATGGAACAATTTTAATATCTATATCTGAATCACTAAAGCTTCCACCAACATGAGAACTTTCACTACTTGTATTTTGATTTACAATTTGTGCCATTTGTTTTTTTTGTTCAGAATTTACAGGAGAAGTTGCAGAAATTTCTTCACTAGTAGTGTTTACAGAAGTTTCAGTACTTGCTAAATGATTCATTTCATTTTGTTGTTTATGATCTATAGGAGAAGTTGCAGAAAATGTATTTACATTTTTTTCTGTTTCAGTAAATCCTAAATCTACATTAACTATTTTAACATTTTTTTTGTCGTTTGAATTTGAATAAAATACGGGAGAAATATCATCTTTGGTATTAGGTACAGCGTTAGCTCCATTATTTTGTGCAGAAAAATGAATATCAATATCTGAATCTGATACAGGATCTGATACAGAAGCAGTTCTATTTCCTTCACTATCGTTATTTCTACTATTTGTACTACCCATATTAATTATATAATGATTATTTAGAAAATAAATTTTATTTTTTAAAATCTTAAGTAAAATATTTTTACTATATATTATTAATGATTGAAACAATTTTTATAATATTTTTATTATGTTTTATTTTTATATTTAAATATTTATATTATAATGAAGTTTGTTATGTTGAAACTTTTGATGATAATAGCTATCTAGTACGAAATTTACCTGATAAAAAAGATGCTGCAAAAATGTTAGCTGATATAAGATCTAAATTATTAAATTTTATAGATGATCTTGTCGAAGATGCAGAAAAAGAAAAAATGTCTGAAAGTGACCAAGATGAAGAAATTATTGATAATTATAAATATATTAAAATGATTCAAAAAAAATTACCCTATTCCGTAATAAAGGAATCTTCTGCAAAATCAGAATATACATCATATTCAATAAATAAAGGCGAAGAGCTTGTTTTTTGTTTAAGATCAAAACAAACTAATGAATTACATGATATAAATGAAATAATGTATGTTGCTGTACATGAAATAGCACATATAGGATGTCCTGAAATTGGTCATACTCCTTTATTTAAAAAAATAAATAAATTTTTATTAGAACGTGCTTTAAAAAATGGTTTATATAAATATTCTAATTATAGAAAAGAACAACCTGAATATTGTGGAATAACTCTAACTTCTAATATATTAGAAGGTAGTAAATTTATATCAGTATAAGATAAAAATTGATTTTTATAATTATTTAATGAATTATAAAATTTAATTCTAATATAATGAATTTTAATAATAAAATTATTACTAGAAATAATGATATTAAATCAAGCGAGTTTTCATTTTTCTCAGAATGTACCCATTGTGAGCCATATACTTTTTTTTGTAATAATGATAAATGTTGGGAAGCTAAAGGTTTGTCCGCACGTTTGATTGAAAAACAAATGAAACAAATTAAAACTAATAGTTATATTATAGCACATCCAAAAGATGCTGATGATTTTGAGAGATGTTATAATATTGTTACAAAAAATGAATGGATACCAAGATTAGATGAGATGAAAATATATGGAATAATTTGGCAAAGAATTATTAATAATTGGGAGGAATTATCAGAAATGTTAATTAATAAACAAAAAGATGAAATTTTTATAAAGTTATCATCACTTGATTTAATAGGAGGACACCTTAAAAGATTTGATTGTATCCAACCTTTCATATTTAATAGAGACTATATAATTGGTTCTCATCTAGTTCAACCAGAATTACAAGCAAATGAGAATGATTTATCACCATGTATTGTATTAGATAAACTACCAGATGCAATGATTAATTATTATTTACCAAATGGTAAAGTTAAAGGTAATAAATCATCATTATTTAATTATCCTAAAAATTATTTATTATCATTTACAGAATCTCCTTTAATTAATAATATTCTAAAAAAACTTGATTCATATGTTAAATCTAATACTGAATTATGGTATACTACAAGTTTCCATACATGTCCTCATTTTATTTTTCCTGATACTCTCACTGATCTATCTTCTATTTATTTTTGTCAAGTTTATCAACTGGATGATTCAGAAGATATGGGTTATTGTTTAATATCAATTCCACCAACACATCCATTAAATCCTTCATTCATTACTAATAATAATTTTGAAATAAAGTATAAAGGGTTCAAATGGGTTGTATCACCAATTCCAGTTAAGCTTTATACTTTATATATGACAGATGGTCTATTAAATGCATGTGAAGATGATATTCAAATAAATGATTTAATTGATACTAATAATTCTGATAATTCTAATAATTCTGATAATTCTGATAATTCTAATAATTCTGATGCTACAAAAGTGCAAAATATCAAACAAATTTAAAGTCATATTTAGTTACTTTTGTATTAGTTCCAGTCTTAATTAAATATAAATTATTATTCAAATTAATCTTGGATAGTTTGATTATTTATTTTATTTAAAAAATATCTGTTTATATTTTATTATGAATTCTCCTATTAAAATTATATATAAATATAAAAATGATAATCGTAAAAATCAATATCAATACTATATTTTTGTTGGATCTTTATTACAACCTAATTTATTAAAAGTGCTTAAAAAAATACAAGATCTTAATTTTTTTGATACACTTGTTACTTTATCAGATAAAGAATTAGGATTATTAATAGAGTTTTATGGTGAATTTTGGTATAAATATTTTTTTATTACAGAACATTTATCTTTTTCTATGATTAATATTTCTAAATCAGCACAAAAACGTAATGATATTATACAAAAATTTTCTAAAGAATGGTACGAAAAACATATTGATAATATTAAATATATTACTAGATCACAATATAATTTTCAAACAATATTTAAAAGAGATACCAAAATTAAAATTAAAAAACAAGCATTAGATGATAATGAAGAAAAAGAAGATAATAATTATACTACTAATAATTCAATGATAATTGAATCTAATATTATGAATAGTCTTGTAGGTGGTTCTAAAGATGATGAAGATGATGAAGATGATAATGATGTAATTGAAATAGATGAAGAAGATCTTCTTAAATTAGATTTTAAGAAACCAGTAGATGAAGATTATGAAGGTGAAGAGATAGATGTAAATGAATCATATGATATTGAAGAAATAGATAATATGTTTAGAGATAATGAAATTCAAATAGATAAAAATCCAGATAAAATAAAAAATTTAATTGATACTGCAATAGAAAAAGCAGATGAAGATCGTGATGAAAAATTAGAAAAAATTTGCATATTTCCTAAAAATAAAAATACATCAGCATATGATGATTTACTGAAAAATGTATTTACAAAAAACTATGTATATAATCAATATATATTTGATACAGATACAATAAAAATAATTAAACAAAAAATATGTTCTGGTGTACAAGCAGATAATAAATTTAATAAATCAAGTCCATATATAATACCTTCTAGAATGTATTTATGGTCAGAGTATGAATATGAACAAAAAACAGATGACAAAATTAATTTTATTAGGGATAAAATTATGTTAGGACAAAAATGGATAAGAAAAAATGAATTATTATCAATAGATATTGAACCAAATGATAATTTATATGTTTATGAAAAATTAAAAGGTAATTTAAAATTATTAAAAGATAATATTAAAAAATATGGGTCTAAAATTAAAAGAGAAGATGATGAAAATAATGTCCTTTCAGAATATACAAATTACTATTTAAATAATGAAATTTTTTTTATTGATGTATATAATGAACTTGGTGCAGGTTATAGTTCAGATTTTGAAGATCAGAAAAATTTATATGATGTATATATACGTATATATTATTATGAAATAACTCAAGATGAATTTAAAAATATTATAGATTATGTTGGATCTAATGCTGATAAAAAAAGAATAGAAGCTAATAAAATTTTATCAGTATATCAAAATATACAAAATGATTTATTATTAGAAGGCGAAATAACAAAAACAGTTGAACAAGTCAAAATTGAAAAACTTGAATATATGAGTTTATTAAAATATAATTTTATAACACAAGCAGTAATTCATGCAAATATATATTTTACATCAATTTATAATTTTGATAAATTAGATTTGCGTAGAATTTTTGATTATTTTATAGTTGACAAAACATATCCATTTGTTCAATTTCAAGCAAATGGTGATAAACTTATTTTTAAATTTAATCAAGAGAATCAAGAATTAGATAAAGAATCAATTTTATCAAAATGGTTTGAAAATTCTCCATATGGTATTAATTTTAAAATTAAAGTAAATCAAAAAGGTGGATCAACAAATAAATATATTGCAGTAACATTATTTGAAACAGGACGTTTGGAATATAAAACACAATGGAAAGAAGAAGATCATGCAACTATAGAAGACATTAAAATGACATATGAAAATATTAAACAATTAATTAATAAAATAAATAAAGAAAATAAAAAAATTAAATTAGTTGAACCAGAAGATTATCAATTTAAATATGCATTTATTAATACGATACAACATTTTGAACTTCCAAAAAAATATTCAATTAATCATAATGATTTATCAGATTTTGCTAGATATTTTTTTCCATATGTATCATTAGTAACAGATCCAAGAAAACGTTTATCAAAATCAGCAGATAAAAATGATAAGTCAAAGTATGGTACTTATTTGCGTTATAAACGTATTTCAAAATATGATAATGAATCAAAAATAGAAAATCGTATTATACATTTTTTAAGAAATTATGAATTTATTCCAAATTTATTAGCTATAGAAATATCAAAACAATTTAATGTAACTGAAAAAATTGCATTAGAAAAAATAGAAGAAGTTGTTAAAAAACATCCTTTACTTAAAAAATCAAGAAAAATTCTTAAAAAATTAGAAAATATTCCTAAATTTAAACCACCAGGTATTGGTATTGATATTCAAGGTAAATCAAAAGATAATTATAAAATCAGAATATCTGGTGCTAGATCTCAACATCAATTAGATCAAATTCTTGAATTTATGGCTATTTTATTATACTTATACACAGATACATATCTTATTAAAAACTCTATTAGAATAAAAATTAAAGAAAAACTTAAAACATTAACAAATATTGCAAAAAGACGTAATAAAGTTGATGATATTATTGAACAAGAATTAGTAGAAACATCAAATATTAAAGAAATTACTAAATTAGATAAAGAACGTTTAGCATATAAACCTGGAAAAAATGAAAATCAATGGGCTCGTAATTGTCAAAAATCCGGAGATAAAAATAGAAGACCAATATTACATACAGAAAAAACTTTAGATGATATGATAAAAAGTGGTTATGTTTTAAATTCAAAGACTGGTGATTATGAAAGAAAAGTTACTTTAACTGAAAAAGGTAAGTCTAGCGCAAGCGGTAAGTCTAGCTCGAAGGGCTTGCAACCCAGCGCAAGCGGTAAAAAAAAAGAAGTTATAATTAAAGCTGCTAAATTACAAGGACAAACAACAGTCTTTTATACATGTAATCCAGATACAAATGGTGAATATCTCCATGTTGGTTTTTTACAGAGATCATCAAATCCATCAGGATTATGTGCTCCATGTTGTTTTAAAAAAGATCCAGGGGTATCAAAAAATAAATCAAAGAGAGATTTTCATTTACAGTGTTTAGGTAAGTTAAAAGATAAAGATATCACAAAGAGCCTTGCTGGTGATAAACTATATTTATTACAAGATACAAATAAAATGTTACCTGGACGTTTTGGTTATTTATCAAAATATTTAGATTATTTTTTTAATAATATGTTAAATAAAACTAAAATTGTTAAAAATAACTATCTAACAGAATCTATAACTGGTTATTTTATGAAATTTGGTTCTGGTCAAGAAGATTATCCATATTTAAATGCAGTTGCATCATGTCTTGATATTGATTTTACCACTATAAAAAATGCAATTATTAAATCATTATCAGATGAAAAAATTTTTACATTTGCTAATGCTGGTGATATTAAAACACAATTCGGTACTCCTGAAAATTTAATTAATACATTAAATACAAATTTAGAATTGATCATACATTATTTGATGATATAATATGTATACTAGGAGTTATATTATTAAAGGGAATAAAAAATTATATAATA